ATTATTAGTTTATACTAACTATAATTTACTTAAAAAGAATGAAAAATGTGAGGATATTATTAAATCATATGAGAACTATATGGTTAATTTATCTAATACTATTGATTTTTCTAACAATAAACTTAAAGAAATTGATCGTAAAGGAACATTTGATAGTGATGATGAAATAGGATTCTTTTTTCAACAATTAAAGTATCTTCAAGAACAATTAAATAATTTTAAAATTAAATAACATTTATGAGTAAAAATTATTTTACCCAAGATACCGAGGATGCTATAGTAGCATATAATTTAAGTATTGATTCTGCTGAAAAAAGTAAAATTTACAATGATAAAATTCATTATGCTTTCTTTAAATTAACCCAGAACATTATTCATACTTTTAAATTTTATTATACTGAGGTTGAAAATATAGAAGATTTACAACATGAAATTATAACTTTCTTACTTAGTAAGATACATTTGTTTGATCCTTCTAAAGGGACTAAAGCGTATTCTTATTTTGGTACAATTGTAAAACGGTGGTTAATTCTATATAATGAAAAAAATTATAAAAAAAGAGTTAATTCTGTCCCAATTATATCCTTAGAAGAAGATAATAATCATTCTTACACAATAGAGGAAAATAATTCTCCTAGTGATAGATTATCTCATAATGATAAGATATCATTTTTTACAGATTTATATATAGAGTATTGTACTACAAACATTTATATTATTTTTCCTAAAGAAAATGATGCTAAAATAGCTGATGCTATTCTTGAATTATTTCGTAAACGAGATAATTTAGAAGTTTTTAACAAAAAAGCATTATATATTTATATAAGAGAAATGGTGGATGCTAAAACTCCTAAAATAACTAAAATAGCAGATAAATTATATGCTATATATAAACATGGTTATCTTTTCTATCTAGAAAATGGATATATAAAATTCTAATGGGGTTAGTATTTATAATAAACTAAATATATACCCATGAGTAATTTAGAATCAGATATATTTGGGGATAAAAAATTAAAAGATTTATTCCAAGAAATATACACTAATCAAAAGAAAAAAGAAAAGCAAATATCTGCTCTAATAGAGGAATTAAAACCTTTGATTGGAGATATAGGTGATGCTACTTTAGTTGTTCCTTTAATTAAAGAATATCTTGAAATAGGAGTTAAAAATGACGAACAACTTATCAAGATGGCCACAATTATCCAGCGTTGTTTATCATCAGATAATAATAATGGAGGAGGAGACAACTATCTTATTTCAGATGAAGAAAAAGCTCAATTATTAGGAGAAATAAATAAAATCCAAGATAATTTAAATAAAGATGGCGAGAAATGATTACGGTTTTTCAGGTTTAAATTCTAATTTAAATCCCCAATTATCTGGAAATGCAACCTTTAAAGACCCTGGGGTTTCAGCTAGAGTTATAAGTATTGTTTTAGATGACTCCCATCCAAGATTTCATGAATTAGGAGGATGGTCAGCTTTAGGAGCAATAGAATACGATGCTGCTTCAAATCCTAAATATAGTTCTTCACCCTTCCCAGTAGCTTATCCTTTAGATCCTAATATAAAAAATTATCCTTTAATAAATGAAATAATAGTTATACAATCTGCTTTTGCATCAAGTAAAGAACTTTTTGAAAAAGATATAAATATAATTAGTGGAAAAACTAAAAAATATTATTCAAGTAAAGTAAATATATGGAATCATCCTCACCATAATGGATATTCTTTTAATATATCTAATCAACTCCCTCCTCAAAATAAAACATATAATCAAGCTGAATTGGGGAGCTCTAGTGAAATTATAAATAATCCTATTACTTTAAATTTAGGTAAAACATTTCGTGAAAGACCAAATATTCATCCTTTACTACCTTTTGAAGGAGATATAATTTACGAAGGAAGATGGGGAAATTCAATTCGTTTAGGAAGTACGATTAAAGATAGTTTTCGAAATAATAATTGGTCTAAAACAGGTCAAAATGGAGATCCTATTATTATAATTAGAAATGGACAGGGAAACCAAACAGAAGAAGGATGGTTACCTATTACAGAAAATATAAATAATGATGAATCATCAGTCTATTTAACTAGTATACAAAATATACCTCTAAAAGCCTCTAGCATAAGCTACACCAGCTACCCCACCCCACCTACCACCCCAGACCAGTATACTGGGGCTCAAATCATTCTTAACTCAGGTAGATTAGTTTTTAATTCATATAATGACCATATATTATTAAGTTCTGCTAAATCTATAAATTTAAATTCTCAAGAATCAGTTAATATAGATACTAAAAAATTTATTACTCAAGCAGATAAAATATTTTTAGGTAAAGAAGATTTAGCTACAGAACCTTTATTATTAGGAGATACTACAGCTCAACTATTAAGAGATTTAACTTCTTCTGTTAAAGAATTGGCTAATACCTTACAAACATTAACCTCTGCTCCTGTAGCCCCCTTCACCCCAGCTACATTTCCTACTCTTTTAGTTCCTACTACAAAAGTTCTTACAATATTAAATAGTTTAGAAAAACAATTAGGAACTTCTAAAGAAAATTGTACAATAACTTCAAAACGTAATTTCACATTATAAATTAACATATGCCAGAAAGGTGTTTACCCTGTAGATATAATGAAGACGGTACTAGAAACTACCGTTATTCTGATGAAGGTATAGATCTTCTAGCTGAGATTACTCTTAATATTAATCCTCTTGATATAGATGCTCCGGATCAAAAATCAGTTAATGAAACTATTAGAAAATGGAATGGTTTTATTTCCTTTGTAAGAGGAAAAATAAATATATTTGAAACTAAATTTAATGCTGATTCTAGTATAAATAATTTACAAGAACTCCTTAACAATTATAATGCCGATAAATCAGAGTTAGGTAAAATTACTATAAATGATATAAAAAAGGCTCAAATATATCATCAAATAGCAGACCCTGATGTAGTAATAGATGGTAGACTAGGCACTCAAACTTTTAAACTTATATACCCAGAGCCGATTATTTGGGAAAATAAAAAAGAAACAGAGAGAAATGGTAAATGGATAGTTTTAAGAAATCAAACCCCAGAATACGGATATCTTCCAGTAAGTTGGGGTGATAAAAAATATGTTCTAAGTAGTAGAATTTATAACCAATTTTTTCTAACACCTGAAGAGCGTAAAAATGCTATATCACCATCATCAAATAAAAATAGAGAGGATGGAAAGTCTATATATGAATTAATAGAACCATATAAACCAAGTATACATAATAATGTCCTTTTCTACAAGGAAAAGGATCCTAATGAATCATGGCCTAATTGGGGTAGATTAGATTTAGCATATACACCTAGACCTACACCTACTCCTACTCAAATTAATTTAGTAACTAAAAAAGATCAATTTAAAAAAGAAGTTACTCAAAAAACCACAAATTTATTAAATCAAATAAAATAAATGAGTGATACTAAAATACCTAGCTTAATAATTAAAAATGTTGAAAAATTAATTCAACAATCTATACCTTCTATATCTGAAATAATTCAAAAAACTGGTATTAAAACTACTTTACCACCTGAATTTCCATCATGTTTACCTCAAGATGAAATTCAAGATATCTTAAATATAAGAAATAATTTAGTTAATAAATTAAATTCAACTTCTAAAATAATTGAATCATTAAGTAAAATTACTAATACTTTAACTCCAATTTTAAATACAACTAAAACTAGTTTAAATATAGCTAAAGCCACAGTTAATACATCTAAGATAGCTATAACAGCTATTCCTCCTACAGTTCCAATTCCTGGGCAATTAATTATAGGATTAAATATAGCAGATGATTTAGTTAATAATACTTTACCCCCCATAATAACACAAACTTCAAATAAAATAACCTCTATAGCTACATCTACTGATTATGCTAATAGTACTATATTTAAACTTTTAAATTTAATAAAAAGTATAGATCAATATCTAACTAATTGTGGAATTTCAAATTCTTCTTTAATATCAACTAATGATTACATTAATGGTATAAATCAACAATATACTAATACTCAAAATCTACCTAACACATATCAAGGATTTATATTAGAAATAATAGAAGAACCATTCTCACCAACAGTAAATAGAAGAAAAGCAGTAGCTAAAAATAATGATGATATAATTTTATTATCTACTCCTTTATCATTTACAACTGATAATCAAACTTTAATTAATCAAATAAAATTAATTATTGACTCAAATGATTTAAAAGCTTATTAATTTAATATTTATAATAGATATGAAAACTGACGCATTAAAAAAACTTATTAAAGAGGCTGTAAAAGAAGCAATTCAAGATGAATTGAAAGATATATTATTAGAAGCAGTTAAATCTAATAAACAGTCTATTAAAGAATCTTATCAAGTTAGTGATGATAGAACTCTATCATTTAATACTAATTCTTTACCTAAACCCCCAATAAATACTAAACAGTCATATATGGATATATTAAACAATATGGCTCAAGGTCCTGAATCCGGCTTCACAGGAGATTTTAAAATAAGTGGTCCTGTAAATACTATGTCCGAGGGCAGTTCCTTACCTCAAGGTCAACTAGGTCTAGATCAAATTATGAATCTAATAAATAAAAAATAATGGCATTCGGAGCTAAAAGAATATTTCCTTTAGATACTAGACCTGGGACAGGAATTGGTGTAGCTATACCATTTAATGCTCCTGCGGTATTTTTTACCACATATACTACTAAAGATGCTATTAGAAATAATTTATTAAATTTCTTTTTAACAAATAAAACTGAAAGATATTTAAATAATAATTTTGGAGCAAATTTAAGAGCTTTTATTTTTGAACAAATTACAAATGATAACTTAAGTTTTCTTAAAGAAGATATTCAAAATTTACTAAATACATATTTTAACAACATAAAAGTAGAATCACTAGAAATACTTAAAAATCCAGACTATAATGAAATCACAGTGTCTTTAACTTATAGTATAATTAATACTGGGGTAACAGACCAAGTTGAAATAATATTCACATAACATAATGGCTATAACTAGAAATATAAAATATATAAATAAAAATTTTAGTGAATATAGAGCTAGTCTTATAGATTACACTAAAACTTATTACCCCACCACATACAATGACTTTAGTCCTGCCTCACCCGGAATGATGTTTATTGAAATGGCTGCTTATGTTGGTGATGTTTTATCATTTTATTTAGATAATCAAGTTCAAGAAAACTATTTACAATTTGCTCGTCAATCAAATAATTTATTTGAACTAGCATATATGTTTGGTTATAAACCAAATGTTACTGGGGTCGCTATTACTGATATTAATTTCTATCAAAAAGTCCCATCTAAAATATCTGCAGGATCTTATATCCCTGATTTTGATTATTCTTTATATATAGCTCCTAATTCAATAGCTACTAATTCTTCAAACACTACATTCCTAATAAAAGATCCTGTGGATTTCACAGTATCTAGTTCTGGAGATCCTACCGAAGTTTCTGTTTTTGAAATAGCTGGTGGTAATCCTACTTCATTTTTATTAAAAAAAACAAGACAAGCAATATCTGCTACCATCAACACTCAGACTTTTTCATTTGGATCTCCAATTAAATTTAATACAATAGAAATAAATACACCTAATTTAATAGAAATTTTAGATTGTTTTGACACAGAAGGTAATCAATGGTATGAAGTAGATTATCTAGGCCAAGAAATGATTTATGATAGTATTAAAAATACTAACACTAATGATCCTAACCTATCACAATACTCGGGTGATACTCCATATTTATTAAAATTAAAAAAAGTACAACATAGATTTACAACTCGTTTAAAAAATTCAAATACACTTCAAATTCAATTCGGAGCAGGAACTGTGGCAGACTCAGACGAAGTTATAATCCCTAACCCAGATAATGTAGGTATTGGTTTACCATTTGAACAAACTAAATTAACAACGGCTTATTCTCCTTCTAACTTTTTATTTACAAGAACATATGGGATTTCTCCTTCAAATACTACTTTAACTATTAGATATTTAACTGGAGGAGGAATAAGTGCTAATGTTGATGCTAATACTTTAACTAGATTAAATGGAGCTATTAATTTTTTAAATCCTAATTTATCTAATACTTCTTTAGCTAATTCAATATTTAATTCATTAGCTATAACTAATCCAACAGCTGCTAATGGAGGAGGAGATGGAGACTCAATTGAAGAAATAAGACAAAATTCATCAGTTAATTTTGCTAGTCAACAACGAAATGTAACTCAAGATGATTATTTAATAAGAGCATTAAGTATGCCTGCTAAATATGGGGAAGTAGCTAAAGCATATATTGAACCTACAAAAGCACAAAGTATGTCATCTGGGGAAGCTCTTGGAATATTAGACTTATATATTTTAACTTATGACATTAACAAAAAATTAACCCAAGCATCATATGCTCTAAAACAAAATCTAATAACATACCTCTCCCAGTATAGAATGATAAATGATGCTGTTAATATTAAAGATGGTTTTATTATTAATATTGGAGTTAACTTTGATGTTATAGTATTACCAAATTTTAATAGTAACCAAGTATTATCAAAATGTATAACTGCGCTACAAACATATTTCAGTGTAAATAATTGGCAAATAAATCAACCTATAATATTAAGAGATTTATATATTTTGTTAGATAGAATAGAAGGAGTTCAAACAGTTAAAAATATAGAAATATTAAATTTCGTTGGATCTAATTTAGGATACTCAGATTATGCTTACGACATATCTGGAGCTACTAAAAATAATGTTATATATCCATCATTAGATCCTATGATTTTTGAGGTAAAATATCCTTCTGCTGATATTCAAGGTCGAGTAGTACCATTATAAAATTTAAATTATGGCCGTATATAAAATATTTCCAACTCAAGATGCTACATTATATTCAATGTATCCTGATAAAAACACAGGATTAGATGAAATATTAGAAGTTTCTCTTGAGGTAAATGGGTCTCCTAACCCGGATCCACAGACTAGTAGATTTTTAATTCAATTCTCAACAGATGAAATTTTAGACACTATAGATAATAAAATATCTGGGTCTCAATGGCAATCTAATTTAAGATGTTTTATAGCAGATGTTAGTGGTTTAACTCAAAATACTACTGTAGAAATATACCCTATTTCTCAATCCTGGAATATGGGGACTGGGAAAGATAATTACTCCCCAGAAGTAACAAATGGAGTTAGTTGGAATTGGAAAAATTATTATAGTGGGAGTCTATGGACAGATGGAAATTTTACCATAGATACTACCGGATCCTATTCATCCTTAGTTTCTATAGGTGGTGGAACATGGTATACTACTTTATATAGTTCTCAATCTTTTGGATTTTATGATAACAAAGATATAAATAGTAATGTAACAAATATAGTATCCGCTTGGTCTGAGAGTATCATTGATAATAATGGATTTATTGTAAAACAAAGAGAGGAATTTACAGATAGCATATACGTTCAACCTAAAATAAAATACTTTTCGATCGATACTCATACTATCTATCCTCCATGCTTAGAGTTTAGATGGGATGATAGTATTATTAATACCGGATCCTCCGGAATTACTAATATAAATGTACAACCGTTTATTGTTACTCTTGGTGAAAACACAGGTACCTTCTACCCAGATAGTATAAATAAATTTAGAGTTTATTCTAGACCAGAATATCCTGCTAGAGTATTTTCTACTTCTTCTTATTATACTCAAAATTATTACCTTCCAGATGAATCATATTATGCCATCCAGGATTTATATACTAATGAATATGTAATAGATTTTGATGACACTTATACTAAACTAAGTAAAGATACTGAAAGTAGTTATTTTACTCTTTATATGAATGGATTAGAACCTGAAAGATATTATAAAGTTTTAATTAAAACTATATTTAATGGGCAAATTATATTATTAGATAATAATTATTATTTTAAAGTAATAAATGGATAATGGAACAAATTAATCTAAATAAAAGAGTATATGTTAAAAATCAATATGAAAAAGTTATTGATACTAAATTTTCTCAATTAGCTACTACTTTATCCCAAGAAGAAATAAGAAAAATAATTACATCTCCTTCAATTACTATTGAACAATTTTTCTCATATTATGATGAATTATTTTTCCAAATACCTAAAGAAGGAGAAAATTCACATGAAACTCTTATAATAAAAAGCTCAGAGTATATTAATTTTAATCCATTAAATGATGAAATTCAAGCTTTAATAGATGAAATTAATTTACTTCAACAAACTAATTTAGAACTTAATCAACAATTGATAGATATAAGTTTAACAGGCTCACAACAAATATAATGGAGAAAATAATTAATATACAAAGTGTAAATCCTGATAACCTTCAACTACAAAATTATTCTCCTGAAGATGATTCACTTATATCTAATTTTATTCAACAAGATATAGTTTTTGATCCAACTCAAGATTATATTGAATATTTTATTCAAGATTTAAATAAAAATATTCTTTTTAGTAATACTAGTGGGTGGCCAAATTATAAACTTTTAGATAATTTAGTTACTATTGATCCCCAAAAAGATCTAGAAAGTCAAGGATATACTGAGGGTCAATATTATACAATATATAATTTCTTAAAAAGAAAATTATCTTCCTCTCCAAGTAGTGTCTTTTATATTCAAGATATAAGTACAGATCGAACTGAGTTAAGATTAAATACAACACAAATAAATAATAATGATATAATTGATTTAACCAATCAATTCTCAGCTCAAATAGCTGCTTCCACAGGTACTTATTTTGATTTTTATTTAAATTTTGGTAATAATAAATTAATTATTGCTAACAATATAGCTTTAGACAACACTAATCCTAATGATCCTACAGTTTTAATTAAATTATATGAACCATTACCTCAAGAATTTGATATAAATTTTCAATGTTGGGTTGTTGAACAAATAGCTGAGTCATTGGCTTATCAAATTGAGTTACAAACTATTTTTAATTTTGATGAAGAATTAAATTATATAAGTGGTCCTAATTTTAATCTTGATATTCAAGACCAAATAAACAATTCAACTCCTTATTATAATCAAAATATTTTAAACCAAAATACATCATTACTAGGATCAGGTAGTCTACTATATCAAATAAATAGTATTTTAGCTGAAAAAGGAATTGAAATTAACATAGACTACTCAGACTATTCTCAGTTTGTACATTTTTCTTCTGCTCAAACAAGATTAGAGAATTTTTATTATAAATTATCTTTAATTGAAGAATATAATTATAGTGCTAGTTATACTAATGGGTCTATTAATTATTATACTTCCGCTAGCCAATTAATTTGGCTAAATAAAATAAATGATATTATAACTAATTTTGATGGTTATGAATATTATTTGTATTATGAATCTGGAAGTACGTCTTGGCCTAAAACTAACTCAGAATATCCTTACATAAATGCTTCTGTAAATTCTTTTCAAGGAATTAACTGGTTAACAGGACAATTAGACTCATCATCCTACTACGACTCAGAAAATAACGATGCTTTAATTAATACTATTCCTACATATTTGAGAGAAGATGATACTAATCAACAGTATTTTCTATTCACTCAAATGATTGGTCAACATTTTGATAACATTTGGGTTTATTTAAAAGATATAACTAATAAATTTGACGCGGATAATAGACTAAATTATGGTATTTCTAAAGACATAGTAGCACAAGCAATACGAGATTTGGGAATAAAAATATACCAAAATAATTTCTCCTCAGACAATCTATACTCAGCATTATTGGGTATAACTCCATCAGGAAGCTTATTTAATGTACCATATGTAACTGGATCTTACCCAATTCCTACAGGTTCTGGCCTAGAGTATATAAACACTTTTATAACTGCTTCTGCTTCAAGTTCTTTAGAACCTGTAGATGATGTAAATAAAGAAATTTATAAAAGAATTTATCATAATCTTCCCATGTTGCTTAAAAAGAAAGGCACAGCAGAAGGTTTAAGAATGTTAATAGATATTTATGGTATCCCTGATACTATTTTAAGGATAAATGAATTTGGGGGTAAATCGACTTCACCACAATCTTGGGATAATTTTATTGACCAATTTAATTATACTTTTACCACATCAGGCTCAGCATATGTTCAAACTAATTATGCTCCTATTTTAAGTCAAAGTAGAAATCCAATAGGGTTTGAATTTAGATTTAAAACTTTTGGTATCCCTACTACAAATCCTTATTCTCAAATATTATCATATGTAAATAACAGATATGCTATTATATTAAATTATTCTGGTTCTAATAGTGGTTCATATTTAGGAGCTATTACTAGTTCATATAATTCATATGGAGATTTAAAATTAATTGATTTAAGTAATGGAGCGTCTTGTAGTGTATATTTACCATTTTTTAACGAAGGGTGGTGGTCAGTAATGGCTGTTTCTGATAAAACAACTACATATCTTTACTCAGGAAATAATTTATACTCAGGATATGATGGAAGTAATGTTGGTTTTATAGCTACAGCTTCTTCTTCAACTATAAAACCTTTATATAGTGGATCATCAAGTACTTTTTACTTATCAACTGCTTCATCAGCTATTTTAGATGGTAAAACTTGTTATCCATTTTCTGGGTCATTCCAAGAACTTAGATTTTATGGATCTTCAACCGCAGTCGCTAATAATGTGCTTTTTCCTCTTGATACTTTTAAGGATTATATAATGAATCCTTATTCTATTGAAGGAATAGCTTTAGAGTCACCTTATTCCTCTCCTATGACTTTAGGCTTTAGAGCTCCTTTAGGAACAGTATTAGATAACGATATAACTCAAACCACTAGGCAATCTATTCACCCTGCTATATCACAATATCCTATTACTCAATCATTCGTTTCATCAGGTAATAGTACTTATACTTTAAATGGTATATTTACTTTTGAACCTAATGTTGAAACACTATACCAAGATCAATTTGTATCTGGTATCAAAAATTCTGTATCTGAGAAAATTAGAATAGTAGACATGAATCTACCCCTAGGTAATACTTTATCTCAATATATTTCTATTCAACAACAATCCCCAGTAAACGAAACCTTTACTAAAGATGTAAATTATGTTGAGGCAGCATTTTCACCTCAAGATGAAATTAATGATGATATTATAGCTCAACTTGGCTCTTTCAATATAGGTACTTATATTGGTGATCCAAGATATTTAGTCTCCGGTTCATTAAACTATTATCCTGATTTTAATAAATTAAGAGATTATTATTTCTCTAAGTATATTCATAATTATAATTTGAATGATTATATAAGATTAATTAAATTCTTTGATAATTCGTTATTTAAAATGATTAAAGATTTCACCCCAGCTAGAGCAGGTTTAGCGTCAGGTATAGTTATAAAACAAACATTACTAGAAAGAAATAGATATCACCAACCAAGAGTTACAACAGATAGTACTATAGCGTTTGTGGGAAGTCCAACAACAAAAACTCTTAATATTTTATTTTAAATGTCATTAAAAAATATTATAATAACATCTTCTATAAATAGTATTGTTACTCAATCCTATGGTCAAAGAACATATGTAGCATCTACTGATGAGCAATCATTTCCAATAGAAGAAATAACTGGAAGTTATGCTGGAGCCTGGCCTAATTTTATACCTGGCATAAACGGATCTGCTTCATACACAGTTGATTTAATAGTAAATATAACTCAATCTTGGTCTGATTCTAATATAACTCCTTTAGGACTAGTATCATTCACCCATGATACTATGGAAGAATTTGTGAATGGAGAATTTAGTGGATCAGGTATCCTTGTTAGTAATGGAAATTTAACAGATCCAGACTGCCAACAGTTTTTAGAAGTAAGTACTCAACCAGTAGAATATAGTATTTTTCCTTATGTGACTGAATTTAATATAAATTCACAAACAATCACATATGATTCTTTTCCT